AATCACCCCTAAAGCCTCGCCGGACATTACCATCGCGGTTGTGTACCTCAGCACGGCCCATCCCTGAATAGCGGCTGCATTGTATTTTCTTGCGTCGTCTTCAAGCCCTTGCCCTTGCGAATGGCGAGACTTGCCGAACTTGGTACCCCCTTCGACTTCCACGGCGAGGTGACGATCCGGCCAAGCGAAGTCAAAACGCCACTGACGCTTAGGGTCGAATTGGTACTCGCGCTCATAATCGGAGATGCCGTTTGCCCGTAAAGCCAGCACAAGACCTTCCTCGCCGGGACTCTTCTTCTTGGGAGCCTTACTGCGGGGACGATGAGGGGGGCAGGGCGCGTCGGGAGCCTTGGCGGTGTGGGTAGCAGCCTGCGTTCCGTACAAAGCCCACTCGGCTAGGTTCAGGTGCCACTCAGACGCGGGGCGATTGATCCATCTGGCACGTTGGGTATCGTGGCTCATAGGGTCACCGGGGCGTTTGCAATCTCAAGCAGCACATCCGCGTGGCAAGGATCGCCAATTTTGCAGAAGCAAGCCAAGTCTTTTCCGCGTAGTTCAGAAATAGCCGCCGCAGTTCGCTCGGAACTTATGGCCATCATTTTGCGGAAACATTCAACGGCATCTTCGACCATGGGAACGCAGATGTATTCGCATCCTGATCTTGCCCCAGGTCGAACTTTCGGGGATACGATGAATGGATTACCCCACTTGCCGGGGCGCGTCACACATACCGCACCCGCTGGCATCCTCCAGCCGCGTGTTCTCTTCCGTTGGATTCGCTTAGGCATGGGCGCATCTCCCGTCCGGCACGTCATCCAAGATTCTCTGCTCGCAGTCCTGCTTATAGTCCATTGCCCACATAAAGATAGCCTCTTCCCGCGTGTTAGCGTCACCGCGTTCGATAGCCAACTCCACAGCTTCTTCAATCTCCGCCTTTTGCTCCTCGGTGGGATTGAGGCGGTAGCGGCTACGGCGAGAAATATGCTGTTCGGGATGGTCGCGCCGAATGGTTCCGATGAACTCTTTCGCCTTCTGAGTCCGTGCCGCTTCCAACACTTCCGGCTCTGCCCGGACTGCGGTACTCAGTTGTTTCACGGTATCCACGTTCTCGCCCCGTATTTGCCCCAGGTGCTCGTCTGGGATGTCCGAGAGGGCTTCCACCTGCCTGAGATACCCGTAGGCCGTAGAGCGGGCGCGTGGGGCGGCTAGCACCATCCAGGAATCGAAGCTGGTACAGCCCTCGCGGTATCGCCATAGCTCACCGTCGCGCACGTCCCGGCACATGATGCCAATCTCAGGGCCGGACGTGATGGCTTTGTCCCACGCTTGCAGGCGGGCGAAGATGAGGGACTCGCGGGCGGAGTCCAGGTCTGGACTTGTGGAAATCATGGCTTAGACCTTTCCGCCGACGAAACTGAGGGGATGTTGATGAATAGCCACTGCCCACGAAACTGCCATCGGTCGGCTGGACGTGATTGGACTTCCTTCGTTTTGTCCCATGCCATGCAGCCCATATCGTAAGCGATGCACGGGGCGGGAACGTAGACTTGCCCGAAGTCAACACCGTGCGCCGCTGCAATCTTTTTCTCTTCATCGGCTACAGCTTGGCGGAGCTTCTGGAGATGGGTGTACTCTTCATCCGATAGCTTGACCACGCGTCCCGTGAGGGAACCCACATCGACCGATTGATGGAAGTCCTTTGATACTGTTACATCACCAACGCTGACTACAGTGCCAACGCTGACCGAGGTAAAATCTGACGATATTGGCCCAGGCACAGCGGGAACATCAAACTTCTGATCTGGAACATTGGCGACGTTTCCCTGTTGATGCTGGGCGACCGCGACCGTTGCCGCGAGTAGAATTGCGAGTACGATTTTCATGGTTTCCTCTCAATATGGTTCATCAGGCTCTCCGCGATCTGGGCAGAAGAATCTTCTGCGTAAGCTCGAACGGAGGCGTCGTGACATGCGCCAATGATACGCCGAAGCGCAGCCTTTTCCTGCAACAAAGCAACGTGCGATTCCATATCGAAAACGCGGTTCAGGAGGTCATTCCCCAGGTCAACGATGTACGCCGCGTCCATATCGGTACACTCTTTCGCCCTACGCATCGCATCTATCAATAAAATATGGTCGATGGGCCTTCCAATCGAGAGCCTTGACCGGATGCAGGCGAAGATGCGCTGGTGGGAATGGAGCGAGAAGTCATCGGCGGTCAACTCCTTTGCTTGCTCCCAGTGCGCGTTATCGAATAGCAGGTTTCCCAGCACGACGCGCTCAGAGTGTTCGTTCATCGGTAGCCGGGGTAGGGGTCGCTGAGTCCTGGGGGTACTCATATCTTGATGCTCCCGTAGACTTCTTCAAGCGTGAGTTGCGCGGATGGCTCCTCTGGCGGCTTCGCTTTGGGCAGCGGCTTATCGTAGCAAGGGATACAGTAACCGAGTCTCCGGTCAGAGACGGTGTGCGGCGTCATCTTGGAGCATTTGTTGCAGTACGCCGATACCTCTACAGTTGATCTAGTGAAGTGCTGCATTAGCCCTCCTCATGGTGCTTCTTCTCTGCTAAGTACCGCTTGCGAGATTCGCGCTCAAACTCGACTACGGCCTTGCGGGGAGTTCGGGGGATGCGATCTAAACCCTTCGGCCAAACACCGAACTTCTCCTGATACTTGTGGCTGACCCATCCATCCTTGAACCCGCGCTGCTGGGCGATCATCAACAGTCCGCTGTAGAATGCCTGTTTTTCGTCCATCTTGGCTTTCGGCAACTTCATCTGTCGTGCGCCCAACTCTACCAGTTCCCCGGCGACGTGCTCAATCGTATTCGGCGCAACGTAGACATCCCCACAGTTCGGGCATACCTTCGTCTTCGGTGGAATGATAGCGAAGCACTTGCGGCACTTTCTGGGCTTTGGTGCGGGCTTCTCATCCTCATACGCTTCGCTTTTGTCCTTCGGGCTGCGCGTGTCCAGCGTCTCGTGATGGATGTCTTCTGGTCTGCCAAGCCGCACACAGTTACCGGCGTGATCCAGCCCCAGGCAATAGGTCTTCCCGTCTGCCAACCGTGCGCCGCGCCCCCAATACTGTACATGCGAAATCTCAGACTTCGTGGGATTCAAGTCCATCAAACACCGCACATCCTCATCTATCCCAACGCCAAGGACGCGAACACTGGCGAGAATCTTGTCTTCCCCGCTGCGGTATCGCTTGAATATGGTCTTGCGCTCGTCTTTGGTGCTCTCCCCGTCGATGTAGCCGCATGGTATCCCTTGCGCCCGAAACGCCTCCATGATGGACTTCGCGTGGGCGCGGTTGACGCCTCGCAGGAATGTTCGGTCGCCGGGGTGGTTGCCAAGTTGCTTGTGCTTTAGCCATGTCTCGACTGCATCGCCGATGATCTTGTCATCGCTCATCACCCGCGCAGTTCCGGCTTCCTCGAACTCGCCGCCAACCGTCTTCACGCCCTGCATGTTTGGATCTGATTCACTGGAGAAAATACGGAACGGTGTTGCGTATCCCTCGTCAATCATCTGGCGCATGGTCGATGCGACAATCAGCTTTGACCAGTGCAGCCCCAGACCCTTGCTCCACGGCGTAGCGGAGAAGCCTACCAGAATCTTGTCTTTCCATTCCTCGTCAATGATCGCGTTCACCGCGTCTCGCTGGTCGTGGGCTTCGTCGATGATTACAAGGTCAACCGCGGGAAGCCGTCGCCGTACCAACGTGTCCCGGCTGGCAATCTGTATCTGCGCTCTGGCGTAGGTTCGTTCATGCTGCGCCTGGATAATGCCGATGTCTCGGATGCCACGATTCTCAAACATCTTGAGGGTCTGCGTGATAAGAGAAATGGCCGGGGCGACGAACATAGGCCGCTTGCCCTTCTTCACGCTGCGGTCTGTCAGGTGAGCTGAGACTTCCGTCTTGCCAAACCCACATGCCCCCATGACCATGATGTGCCGATGGCCTTCTTTGATCGCATCCTCAAGCTGTTGGATGAGTCCGATTTGTCGCCCGCGCAAGGGCTTGAGATGCAGCGCGGGATCAGGTTCAAAAAGCGTCACTGATTTACCTCTACTTTGAAGCATTGCCAACCGCTCTTGGCCTTGTGGTTGGTGAAAAGTGCATCTGGATACGGAACTCTCAGCAGCGTGTCGCGCTCGCATTCTGGGATTGCAGGCCCGTACACATATATCGCATTCCCCCTATGGAAGCTCACAACCAAGTACCCATCGTACCAGCCGATTTTGTAGAGATTCCTTCCCCTCGTGACGGGCTGCGGATTGGCGTTGGCGATTATCTCGGAGACTTTCATGCTGGCTCTGCGTGGGGCGTGATGTGGAGGATCAGGGCGCACTCGTTTGACTGGCGCAGTTCATCGGCTGTGGGGCCGATCCAGTAGCGTAGCCACTCAGGGGCACGGAGACTTCCGAACGGGTCTACGATTAGCATTGCAAGGTGTAAGCCATCGTCGATTATCGGCCTCGGTTTGCGAATGCAGATCACGCCGACCGAGCGCGTCTTCTTGGTGGCGGCGGCGTACTGGCGCTGTTGTTCGTAAATCTCATCGGGGATAAAGCAACCGTCAATCAACATCGTCTTCCTCCTCATCTTCGTCGTCTTCGGTACAGTCTTCGCAGATTATCAGCCCGAACTCGTTGACAGAATGTTCATCGTCGTCAAGGTCAATCTCTGCGCCGCACTCGGCACACTCGGCTGAGTTATCGCTGACGAACTCCGGTGGACCTGCGTCGTTCGATCCGCTGCTGTAGCATCCTGGGTTGACACATCGTCTGCTCATTGTGATACCTCCCGTGTGGCTGCATGGCGTATCAACACCTCCAGCGCAGCCTTCGCAGTCTCAAGAACGCGGGCTGCATCGGCGGCGCAAGAGTCGGCTCCCCGCTTGCCAAGATCGGCGAGACGGACGGATTCATACGCGGCGCTCAACTTTTCTTCGGTCGACATGGCTACTCCTCCTTCTTGGCGAGGAATCTGTCTCGCGGGTAGGTGGTCATGCCGTATCTTTGGGGCATCATCAAGGCCATCCCATCTTCCCTAGTGCAGCCGGAGACCATGATTGCGCTGTTGCCATCCTTGACCCACAATGACACGTGAGCAGAGCCGAGAGCGTGTTGGATGTTCGCCAGCAGATCGGCGTCGATTGAAATGGTGGCAGTGCCGCATTCCGCAGCACTGCGCGGGAGATTCTCCCAGTCAACAAACTCGCTCCCAGAGCGCGGGAAAGAGGTCTGCTCTCCGTCGAGGAAAGTCACCACGACGCGCTCGGCACAGTGGATTGTGCTTTTGCGCTTTCGACTTGCGCAGTCCCATATCTGTAGAGCTTGATGCGGGACAAATCCCGATGTTTCTCCGTCCTCCGGCGTGAATGGAAGAACCACTATCCCCGCGCCGTTGGTGACGATGATGATCTTCTTATCGACATCAATCCACGGATTCTGAATCTTCGGCTCGTATCCGCACAGTGCGGCCAACTTACGTGCGATTCCCTTTTTCATTTTCATTGTCAGTCCTCCTCAAGCACAGCCATAATAGCTGCCATCTTTGGATCGAGTTTCACGAGTGCCGCCTGCAACTGCTTGGTAGCCTCGATACGGCGTTGTGGTGATGCGCCCCGCAGTTCTGCGTCAGCCGACTGCATAAAGACGCTGGCGAACGCGCAGGCTTGCAGTAGGGCGGTGCGTTCTGTCTCGGTCATATCCTGCCTCCCCGTAGCTGCTCAATCACAGCCTCAATCTCCGCATCGAACTTCCGAACCTCCCGCGCCATCTCGTCTGCAATCGCCTGGTCGTAGGGCAACCGGCAGATGAAGAGTTGCAAGTCCTCCGGCAAGCGCGGATCATAGCTGACGAAATCAGCCCACAGCCGTTCGCAGCAGACCATCTCCCAGTACATCTGCGGGCGATGCTTCTCTGGTACGACACCGGCCAGCATCCAATTCAGGTGCGTCGTGGTCTTCGGGCACTTGATCTCCAGCACTCCATCGGACTCCACAAGCGCGTCTGGGCTTGCCCCTGAGCTGGCAATCACGGGATGAATAGCGAAGCCGACCTGCTCCACCATCAAATCCCGCGCTTTCTCGTAGGCAAACCGGGCATGAGGTTCCTGCTCGATTCCCCACTTCATCTCCCGGCTGACTACGTTATCCTCCAACCGTCCTGTCAGGCGTTCGGCCACCTTGTCCATGCGGTAGTCGGCGCGGGCCTGGCTTTCATCTCCCTTGATTCCCGCTGCTACAGCTTCACGAACCAAGCTGAAACCTGCGGCCTTTGCCGTAGCGGATGAAGGGTCTTTGTAACTCATCACGTCCGCCAGCCGTGACGCGGTTATGCGCCCAACCCTGCATTCCAGCCACTCATCCGATCCCTGGATGCAATCAATCAGCTTTGGCATGGCTCGCTCTCCTCTCTTCTGCGAGGATGCACTTGGCGCGTTCGTTCTTGGCCTTCAGAATCAAACCCACAAGGGTCGAATCCTCGCCGGCTGCTTTAGTGGCTGCGAAGTAGACGGACTTCAATTCGTCCATGCTCTTCGCATCAGTGACAACCTTCAACAGTTCGGCCTTGTCTTCTTCCGGCAAGCCGACTCCCTGCCCGTCATCGTCCGGCATCCCCGCCGACATGCCCGATGCGCCAAGTAAGGTGTACTTCTCCAAGTAACTGAGGGTTGAGCCGATGGCCTGAATCGAGTTCTTTGCCCCTGACGTGTCCGGCGCGGAGGTCAGCGGTACGCCCTCTTCGCTGTACATTCCCTTGCTGAGTACGCAGATCACGGTGATGTTCAACCCCTCCTGCTTCATCTTGAAGCTGTGGGTGATGCCGACCTTCGCCAGCCCGTCCGTGATCGCCACGGATATGCTCTCCAAGTCGGCGTAGCTGTAACTGCCTACCAGCCTGCCGTCCTTCTTGATTTCGGCGATTCGGTCCTTGATGATCTTCGGTGGGTTCAGCTTGAACTCGGCCATCGACTCGCGGAAAGCTGCCTTGGCCTGGTTCATCTGCCACCGCTCCTGCATCTCCAGAAGCCGTTGCAATTTGTCGATGTCAACGTCTGGATTGGACGCGAGCTTTTCAATGACCGACATCAGCCCTGCGCTCTCTGATCGAACTTCTATCTCGGTTGCCATAATTCTCCTTTTGTGTGATGCGGGTTAGAGTGCGGCTTCCTCGATAATCGAGAGGATCGGCTCGCACTTGTATACGGCGTCGTGTGCCGGGGTGACGAGTTCGCATGTGAGTGATTGCGGAACATCCACCCACAGCGTGATGGCGTCGTTCTTGTACTTCAGTCGGAGTTGAGGCCATTTTGAATCTGTCACCCCTTTTTCAAACGGTCGCGGCATCACCTTGGCCAACGTGAGGAATGATTCTTTCGAGTGGGCATCGAAACTCACGAATGCATAGGGAACTTCCTGATCCGGTTCCCGGTCGAGCGCGTCTGCGAGCTTCCTGAGTTCGATTGCAACTTCTTTTGCGAGTGGCATGGTGGTTCTCCTTTTGAAATGTGAGTGAGTTGCAATCAACGTCCAGGTCTGGACTCCCTACAGTGCGGCACGGATGGCGGCGATTGTCTCGCAGCGAATCCCGAACACCATCGTTTCGCCCTGATGCTCCTTTGTGGTGGGTTGTGTTACGTTAGTGCGTGAGGTAGAGCAGCCCAGCGATGGTGACGGCTGCGAAGAATCCCCATGCCAACGCGACGGCGATCTCAGCGCGGGTGAATCGGACAATCATTGTTCGCCTCGTTTCTCTTCAGGTTCACTGGTGCTGCTTTGCCCACAGACGCGGCATAATTGATACAGCCCGAATGCGGTGGGGATGGACAGCACGGCCCATGCAATCAGTATTAT